TTAACAATAACTGGGCTTCCTTCTTCCATTATTTGAGCCTTATCGTAAAATGGTTCTGTTCCGTTTGGAGATGTTGATTGAGATGCTAAAAAGTCTGCATCTATTCTTGCACTGTTTCTAGCCAAGACTCTATTTAATTCAAACAGTCTTCCAAATGGATCTCCTACTTGACCCCATTCGTAAACATGATGAAACATTCCTGGATGAGATCTTGCAATTCCATCCATGTATTCATAGAAAGCAACAATAGAAGTATCGGCAATCTTTTGTGTTAGTTTTGGTTCGCTTGCTTTAAGTTGTTTTAAGAATGAATCCGAGTATTGAACTGTGTTTTTTAAAGTAGCCATAAGGTCGGTTGCGTCTAATTTAACTCTCATTATTCCCACCTTTGATTCTGAGACTTACTTATAAATACTCTTAGATATCTTAAAGTGTTGTCATAATTAAATGTTGGAACTATAGTCTTAATTTCATACTTGGTTGGAACTGGTTCTGCTGAGTTAGGCTTGTTTGATCCATTAATCCATACAACAGTTCCTGAAGCATCTTTTATATTTGTTACAGATATAGAGGTTATTGGATAATACTTTCCATTAGACTTCTTTCTTAAATCTTCTGGTGTTCTAAAAAAATTACTTGAGTCATATACAAAGTCTGTTCCCTTTGTCTTTAGTTCACCAATGAGGTCACCAGACTGTTCTGTGATTACTGAACATTTTACAGTTCTATCATATACCCAAGTCTTTGACACGTTGCCATAATCTAGTTGTTTTGTTTCTGCATAATATACGTCAGCAGTCATTGGAAACATAATGTCGTTAAGTCCTCCTGTTGCATTAGGAAGCATTTACAACACCCCGAGACGGATTCTGTTTCTGTATTTCTCCAAGATCTTATCTACTGTTACGTTACCTGTATTTGATATAGCACCTTTAGCAAACTTAATCTTATAGTCATCATTATCAAATGATTCAATATATCTGTTTACGTACTGTAAAGTATTATTCTTTAGATCTTGAATAAGTAGTTCTGAAGCCTCTTGTACATCTTGTGGAATTACCTTCCACCCAAAATCACCATCTATCACATATTCAGAGCCTTCATTAAAGTCTGCGTCTAGATATCTTTCTCTCCAAACTTGTTTATAATTAATCTTATTCTCTGGAACTTCTGGATCTACTGAGATTATAGATGTTCCATCCTTACTAATCAATAAAGAAACTTCATTAACTGCAGATGTGGAATCAAATATTAAATGTCCGTTTTGATAAACTTTATAAATTTTGTATATCTTTTCATCTACTGGTAAGTAGTCAGATCCATTTCCTACCACTTCTTTTTCTTTTCTTACAAATGAGAATCCTTGTGTTTGTGAGTCTATGATATATCTAGTAATTCTTTCATAGTCTAATTCACTACCGTCGGTAATGTTCAATGCTGATGCAATATTATCTGTATTACAGTATGGTCTTACTACGTCTATGTTGGTTAACGCTACAACATCTCCAGAAACGTTTTTAACAGACGCTACAAGGTTTCCTGTATAGGTTAGGTACTTGCTGTTCAATGTAAAGGAAACAGTGCCGTATAGTGGTGTTGCTGAGGCTGAGAAGGACTCTCCTGTTAATAGGTCGTCATATTCTAATGTGTGTCTTGCACTTGATGAAACTTGAAAAGATGCTACTAAACTAGTTGTATCTGTATGTCTTAATATTTCCATAATTATAAGCCGTAAGCGGCTGCTACCTCCTGTGGGGTAGCAATTCTAACTTTACTATTTTTCTCTACCCATTGATTTGCAATTTCTTCTGAAACGATATTATATCCACGAACTAATTTACCTAATTCTTTATCAGTAACGCTTGCATTTTCTATATATAAAGCAATTTTATTATTAGATTCGTACACAATATCCTCCAAGTTTATTATATCATTTATAAAATAGTTGAAGGGAGGACATTTTTACGTGTCCCCCCTTCGAGTTGTTCTAAAGAGAACTATTGTTGCATGTAAGCAACTGCGTCTTCTTCTTCGATTTGAACACCAAAACGTAAGAAAGTAGTATATTCTACTGTATCTTTCTTAGGTTGGAATTCACGATGAACAGTAACGTCTCTTTGGAATCCCCAAATACGGTTTTCTGGGAATGTCAAGGATACGAATCCTGCTGGCATCAATGGAACTTCAACTAATGGAAGACCAAGAACACGGTATTGAATTGGAGCACCAATTGTTTGAGGTGCTGCACCATCGATAACACGTTCTACGATTCTTTCAGTGTTTAAGTTACCACTTGAACCAAGACCGTTGATAATTGCTGCAACAGTTTCAGTATCGGCATAGAACTTCATTGCTGAACGAGAAGCACGATATTTACGTGGCATTGCAAGCACAAGTGCTTGTAAGTCTTCAATATCTGTTCCGTAAGTAGCACTGTGACCATTGTTTTCTTTGGCAACAAAACCTTCCAAAATGTTAAGGAATGTATTTGAGCCTGTACCTGTTCCGTTGATTGCAAGATCTTCAAGATCGTTTGCAAATGCACGAGTCATTGTACGAACTAAGTGATCTTCTAATGCTGCACCTTCGATATTATCTTCTAGTGCTTCGGATGATACTTCCCAATCAAGACGAACTTTCTTTGTAGTAATTTCGACCTTTGTAAAAGTAACTCCAGCATTTGTGTATGCTGCGTCTGCTTGAGCAGCAGCACGGATTACACGTTCTCCAACGTTCATCTTTTCTAATTCTGCTGTGTTGCCACGCATTGTTACACGGCGACCATCACGAGCAAGAACTTGTTGTTCAAAGATGTATTCGATAAATTGGCGTGACTGTTCTGGATTTAGGATACCTCCACCATCTGCTGGTTTTGCTGTTCCTACTGGTCCAAGTTCGCTTGATGGTGTTGAAACACCGCCAATTCCTCCTGAAGCAATAACTCCTGTTACAGCCGCCTTATTTAAAATTTCTTCTGACATAATTTTTTCACCTCCCAGTGAATGTTAACGATATAGATCAGCGGAATTGAGGAAACGCCCGCCCCACATCGACCTTTTTTGTATTTTTTGCTGTACGACCCCGCCGAGGTCGCCAGATTTACGGACCGCTGTATCATCTTCTACTGCATCGACACGCTTTCCAAACTCTTCAACATTGTTTTTTACTTCAGTAATTTCCCCTTTAACTGAATCAATGCCTTTTGTAATTTCAGCAACTTTTTCGTTAATTGATTTAACGGCTGCTGCTAATTCTTCAACTGCTGTCACAACGGATTTGCTAACTTCATTAACAGAGGCTTGTACTGTTTCAACAGCCTTTGCTAAATCAATTTGTGCAACTTCTTGTGCAGGAGTGGCTTCTGTAGTTTCAGATTTAACAACTTCTTCAGAAACTTCTTTTGCTTCTTCTACAACTGGTGCTTCTTCAGCAACAGGTGCTTCTTCGGCAGCAGGTGTTTCTTCAACAACTGGTGCTTCTTCAGCAGGTGTTTCTTCTGGACTATCAGACTTCACGATTTCGTCTACAACGACAGTCTCAACTTCTGTATCTACAGACTTTTCTACTTTTGTTTCTGCAACAACTTCTGTTGCTTCTACATTATCTTTTTTTGCCATGTTCTTACCTCCTTTATTAATTTGATCAGCCTTGGATGTTTCACCAAGTCTTATGTCCTGTGATTTTAATAAATCTTTTATCACAGAAGCCTTATCTACGTCGTTTGATTCAACAAAACCAATCCATGTTTCATCATTACGAGGATCTTCTTCTTTTGAAAGTCTAATTATTTGATTTTCTTTTGACCAGTAAACATTTTCAAATTCTGTTTTTGTGGCCATTCCTTCTATTGTATTTGTTCCGTTAGAGGCTTTTTGAATTGAAATTATGTTTGCAAATTGATTTGCTGGATTATCAACTAGTGATAATTCGTGGAGGTCATAGTCTTTAATAACACGAATCTCTTTATCCATGTCGGAGTTATAGGCTTTGTCAGAATCATTAATACTACCCCCGATAGAAAAACCAGTAAGAGTACCATCAAGAACTTTTTCCCAAGTATCTTGAGCACCTTTAGAAATGTATGCATCTACGTATACTCCATTGTAAAATTTGTCTTCGTCTCTATTATAGAACTTATCTGATTTAAATGACACAACCTTGCCTACTGCAATTGGCATGTGCATTTCTCTTAAATTGCCACGGAATCTTTCGAACGCTTTAATGCTTACGTCTGTAGGCACTATATCTGATTGTTTGTCGACATTGTCAAGTGTCGCAAAACCCGAAACCATTCTGCGTTCTTTGTCTACTTTTGCAATTGGCATAGACAACGTGATGTTGTCTTTTTCTGAGTGCCAAAATGCTTTATGCATATTAGTCATACTAGTTCCATTATATAATGTGTTTTAAGGATATTAAGAGTTTATAACAACTATTGACTTGCTCTACCCTCGCCCTGTGCATTTCTGCCAGAGGTTGTGGCTTCAGAGTCGCTTGCGTTATTTGTTCTTTGTTGATCCCTCATTCTATTTCCACTTGCTTGTGCTGCTATCTCAGCCCTTGCTTGTGAACCTAGAACAATTGGTTCTTGGCCTCCTGGACGAACAGGATACCCAAGTCTTTCACGAACTTCGTTCGGAACTAATACCTGCATACGTAGGTATCGTTCGTCAATCTGACTTTGAGTAACTTCGTCGGTCAGAGTTAGTTCGTTAAGTTTAAATTGTAGCATATCTGTTTCTTCTTTAACAATTTTGTTAATAACCTTTTCTAAGTTTCTTTGAGCAGGTCTAGCAACTTGTTCTTTGAAGGTACGATCAGAAGATAAGGCTGATGCTATTGAAACTCCAGCACCTCCACCAACTTTTGAAAATGGTACTTGGTGAGCCATCAAAATATCGTCACGATTTGATTTGCGATATCTATCGAATGATCCTTCTTGTACTCCATTTTCAATAGCCTTCATATCAAATTCTACTTTATTATCTGGGCTATCTCCAGGAAGTGGTATGTAAAGAGTTCTGTGGTTTTGTCCACGAAGTCCTGATTGTAAGAATCTGAACAACTTATCTTCAGCGTCAACAGATAACTTAGCACCTTTTAAGGACACAATGTATCTAGGAACAGCCTTGTTTTCAAAGTAGTCAATATTATACTTACCTGCTAAGTTGTCTCCAACCATAGAGGTTGCTGCTGCCACTGTGTCTGGAATTCCATAGTAAGAAGTTTTTGGAGAATACTTCTTGATATGAATTAGTTCGTTTGGTCTAGGATCTGTGGTTACAGGGTTTTGATCTTCTGTGCCTTGAAAGTTTCTAAAGAATACAACTCTTTGATTAACTATTTGAATGTAGCCATCACGTAAACGACGAACACGAATTGTTGAAGCAGGAATATGTCCAACATATCCTATTTCTCCATTTACTTTACGACCAATTTCAATGTATCCATTTCCTAGGGCTTCTACGTCTGTATATACTTTTTCTAAGATGTGAGTAAAGGTATCTTCGTCGTTAAGACTTTCTAGCCATTCAGCCATAGAGGCTTTAGATCTTTGAATCTTTCTTTGTGCTCTCATTAATGATTCTTCAGATTCTGCGTCTTCAAGTCTAGCCATTGTAGAGTCTGTTACTTCAAAAGAATAACCAAGGCCAACAATGTTTGAAACTTTTGCATTGATTGCAGCATGGTTAGCAAATGAGTTTTCGTAAAAGTATGCTAGTTCATCTAGGTTGTATGGTGGGATTACAACATCGTATAGTCCGTATGCTGTTACTAAATCTTGTTCTGGGAATAGTTGTTTTGATTTGCTATCTTCTTGCCCCATAAAGGCTTTGTTTAGGTTTCTTGATGCTCTTCGTTTAAAGTTGGTATCTAGTCCATCATAAGATTTTGCTAATTCGGCATCAACCATAAAGTCATCTGACTTCGCTGCCTTTTCCATTTTGTCTAAATTGTCAATTTTGGCAATAGATTCTAAGTTATTCTCCATTTGCTTTTAAACCTCTTTCTGCATCCATCCATGCTCCGATATCTGTTTCGCTAGCAATGTATCCTTCTTTCATTCTATTAAGTTGTTCTGAGTGTTCCATTTCTGAAATTCTTCTTACCCCTGGCATAAAAATAACCTTTCCTGCTGGTGCTCCATAATAATGGGCTGCTTCTTTTACTTTAGCCATCTTACCCAAGTCATATTGATCGCCTGGAATGTTCATAACGTTACCTCTTCCATCTCCAAAGGCTCTTCCATTGTGGTCCATTTGCCATACATATAGGCCATATCTTTGTTGTTTTTGTAATACTGTTAACTTACTATTACCATCTTTTGGGTTTTGTGGCTTTTTCATATACATAATTGTACCATAACAAATACAATTACACAACCTTTCCTTCATACATTGTCCAAGTTGCATCACTTAGTATTCTAAATGAGTCTGAATTTAAAGATAAAACTGAAGAATCACTAATTGTTGCCTTAGGTAAACCAAATAATGATTGATGAATTTCTTCTCCATTAACTGTAAAAGATATAATATCTTCAGTTAGCCAAACTTCTCTCCAATTATAGTTTGTCCAACTCAGCCAAGAATTATTAACTAAAGGATCATTTGGCCCTGGAATGTCAACAATTGTAGATTTAACATCATTCCAGTCTCTAGACTGAACAATGGTACCAAAAATAGCAGCAGACTTATTATACATTGCTATGTTGTTATAAACAAATCCTTCATATATTTCAAATTGTCCTATTTGACTATTTAGGTTTATTTCTTGTGCGAATGATATTACTATTGATGTCCATGATAGTGGTTCTATAACTGGATTAGTTACTACCCTGCCGTTTTGATAAAAAATTGAACTAGTATCTTCAAGGCCAGTTTCAGCATTATAAAGTTTTATCTTTCCTCTTTTATTACCTGTTTCTGTTTCCATATAAATTTCTAGATCTACTGCAGAAGTTTTTATTTCTCCTACTTTGGTTCTTGAGTTAATAGTATAGTCTTTGTTATAGAATAACCAGAATTGAATACCCCCAAGAGTGTACTCTGGAGATCTTTGATTATTGATAGGTATTGTTAATCCTCTAACCCCATCTATTTCATAAGGCAATACTGATATTCCAGAATCTCCAGTTAAATGAATGTATGGGGTAGAGTCTTTATAAATTTTAAATGGGTTTCTTGTTTTAAATACATATGCGTCATCTATTTTATGGAATGGATATATTTTGTTTCCTGTTCTAGTTCCAATAGGATAAAATGTTTTTTCATCAAATGCTAGGGATGAGTATGACATGTTTTTAATTTTTACAGATCTGTTTAATAGACCTTCAGTTTTTAATTCAATGTGTGTTGTTATATAATAGTCTTCAAAATCTACTTCTTCTTTTGGAGGGAATATAATTGTTCCATCTACTACCTCAAATTTAGTATTTACTATTTGACCATATGTGTAGTTATCTATTTCTAGTACCCTATTTTCTTTTATAGCCTCAACATTTACATAATCTGTGTATGGTTTATTTCCTACCGAAGCATAGTCTTGGATACTGATATAGGTGCTTACCTTAAGTGCAGTATCTTCTGTTCCTACTGGAGTTCCTCCTGTAATCAATGAGGATGAACTATCTATGTTAAACTGCAACATATCTAAGTCGTAATAATCATTTTGTGATTCATCTTTTACAAATTTAGCAAAATAAGAAAGTGGTAAAGAGTCTTCCCAATATCCAACGCAACCTATATCTTCTAACAATGCTTCGTCTGTTTTAATAATATGATGAGTATAGTTTCCAACATATTTCATAAGGTAGGTATCTGTAGTAGTATTAAATATTCCATTGTCACCAATATATGATGTTAAATCTTTAGATGTGTATAGTTTGTTATTAAAGTTAGTTTTATATATTCTTCCAGAGAAGGTACTTAATTCATACCCTCCAACATTTAGTGATAAATTTTGAGGGCTTGCAAAAAAGTTTTGTAATGTTGCAGCATAGTTAGAGTTTAAACTATCTAATTCTATACCAGCAACAAAATCAGCACTTGCTGATAATGCTTTATTTTCTAAAAGTATTTCATTATAATAGTAGTTTAATCCAGAAGTATCAACTTCTATTCTAAAGTTATTAAAACTAACCTTACTAGTAAACTGCATCACAACTTCTGGCTCTTCTGGCAATTCGTCTGGTGCTCTAAAAATTCCAAAGATTGATTTAACAGCAGAATCAATAGGATTCATAGAATCAAAATATATTGACCCATTAAGTTCGTTATATAAATCATTTGGTTTTAATTTAATAAAAGTATAATCTCCATCTTGAAGAATCACATTGTCATACAAAGGATCTGCTGCTGAAAGAATTCTCATACTTTGCCAATCATTATTATTCCAAAAATCCCAAGTTTTTTCATTAACATCTAACCAAGTTCTATAATCTACAGATAAATCAAAAACAGTTAAATCATCTCCAACATAAACAAATTCTGGAAGAGTATATTTTGGAAAAGATAAAAACTTAGAGTTTGACTCTATGTTATTAAAAAATCCAGCGTTCCAACCAGTCATGTTTGGATAATTCATTGTTGAAGAATAGTTAGCAAATGGAAAATCTATATAAACAGATTCTCCGTTAAAGTTGTTAATAACGTTCTCTACGTTTGCAACACCTTGTCCATAAACATATTTTTTCTTAGCAAGTTGATTTGGCATTAAATATGGGTATATTGCAAATGAATCTATTTCAAATGGTGTAACACTATCATTACCATAAAAGGCTACCCAGTCTTCTCTTGGAAATGGAAAAGACAAATAATCTTGATCTAACTCAATAGATATAACGGTATCACCATTAATTAAAACACTAAAATTATCTGGACTATATCTTAAATGTACTAACATTGGTCTAAACCATTTACCAACAAAATGAGACTTAGTATATCTTCCTATTCTAAAAGTTAAAAATTCTTCATCAACATATAAGCCATCATTAGAACTAAGTGGTCCAAAAATTTTAATTGGTGTTGCACTATCTGTAAATAGTCTTAACCAAAATTCTGCAGTATATTGTTTATAAATCCCTGATCTATTTAAAAACCCTTGACCAGGAAAAACTAAAGATGGAACTCCTTCGGTAACAGATTCATATATTTTTGTAACATTGTCAGATCCAAAAGCCATAGGTAGTCCATAATTTACAGCAAGCATCTTATTGTTATCTACAAAGTAATATGCATTTTTTCCATCTAGTAACCCATAGGCATCTGCTACAACAACTTTTACTCCAAGTGGATCTCCGTTTGGAATTAATGAATCTAATGCAGAATCTGGAATAGTTACTGGTATAACACCAGTGCTATCTGATTGAAAAGGTTCAGACCATTGACCAATAGATAAACCATTTATTTGAACAGCATAGTCATTACTTATAACATTTCCAGAATAATATATTTTTAAATACCCTCGAAAAACATCTTTCTGTACTAAATCAATTGTGTGAGTAATCTTAAGCCACTCTTGTTGCCTTGCAGTTATTTGACTAATGTCATATGTGTAATTTGCATCTGCATTATTTTTATAAGCAAAACCAATCTCAATACTTTGAATTGCTGATTCAAATGGGTATACAAAAGAAGATATAGTTACTGTTGTTTTATCTTGATCTTTTGTTAAGTCAAGATTTATATTTGGTCCCAAAAAATCTATGTATTGTGGAGATGCCGCAATAGGAATAACTATTGAAGATATTTCATCTACGAGGGGAGTATTTGGAGCGTGGTCTACACCTACGGCTTCTTCTGCATTATATTTAGTCCAATTTAAAATATTTTTGTTGTTTTGACTTAATAGTGATATAAAAGACATTTCATCGTCTAATGCCCATAAGGCAAGTGGGTGCTCTGAAAATGCTCTAGATGCAAATAAATTAGAGATCTTATGTGACATGGTTACCTCTAATCTATTTTAGCATGTTGCTACTTAGTAATATCTACTATTTCGCATACCCCTGCTACACAAGATAATTCTTGAGATCCAGTAGTTCCATCTTCTTTTTCATACATTGAAAGCATTTCCCATTGAATATCTGAAGGAGATTTCTTTACCCATTCTTCATACTCATCTTTAGAAATTTCTTGATATGGGGCTTGCTTATAAGTATGCTCACTCGCTGGTAAGAAAGATACACCACCAATTGAATCAAAGTTATCAAATACCCAAGCACCTACTCTTAGCCATTCATCTTCGTGAACATTGATCGTAACGCTAGGGTTATGCTCTGTCCAATAAGTTCTATAAATCTTCCACATCTCTAGATGATCTATGGCTGTTAAATCTTTTGTTATTGTTGCATTCTTTGGAGCCTTTTGAGGAAAATAAAACACTGTTGTTTCATCAGGTTTCATTACATCTGCTTCATTTGGAATTCCAGAATCTTTTAAAAATTGTGTTAATGGATCATTGTTTGAACCACGTACAGTTCTAACATAGTATTCTGAATACCACGGATGAATTCCGCTAGACACCCCGACCAGTTGACTTACAGTGCCAGAAGGCTTAACGCAAGTAATAGATACAGAAGGATTAATGTTTAACTTCTTTGCTTCGTTATCATTAACTCTAACTGATTCTAATCTCATGTCAGTCAACAACTGCTCTAATGCTTTTCCTGCTGTTGAAGTAATTTTGTTACCATAGATTCCAGTTAAAGAAACTCCTAGTAATCTTTCTTCTTCACAATTATCTTTCCATGTTTTGCGAAGGTATTTAAAGTTAGTTAATGTTGATTGCCATGTTCCAAGTATTGTGGCAAGTCTAACTTTTTCCATTAAATCTTCTTTT